AAAAAACGGCGGATTCTTTTTCCCGCGACGGCCTGCGGAATTTCTAGTTTCCACGGCGTTTTCGGGCGCGGCGAATAGGGCGACACGATGAATTTCTCGGACATAGCAGGACAAGTCTGTTGCCCACTTGTTGCCCGTGTTGCCCGGAAATGCAAATTCAAATGTCCGAGAGTGTCCCAAAAAGTCCAAAAACGAAAAACCCGCAGAGCTTGTATTTATGCGGCTCTGCGGGCTTTTTTGGTAGAGATTACCGGCGGAGGGTCTCGAACCCACACTCCGTGAGGAACGCGATTTTGAGTCGCTATCCGTCTTTGATTTATCAATTACTTGCGCGGCTGTTGCCCGCTGTTGCCCGACCCCTGCTTATTTTGGCCGGTAAAAGTTCACATTCCACCGCCTGCCTTTGATCATTATTTTGACTGCTCGTTTTTCGAGAATTCCATTTCGGACGGCTAAGTCTGCGAGTTGTCTGCCGGCATTTCCTCGAAGACCGGATTGTTGTGCGATCTCGGCGTTGGTCTTCCACCCTTGTTTTTTCAGCTCGGCAGGGTCTTCGACGGAGGCAGATTCGAAAAAAGCGCTCCAGGCTTTTGTTAGATCGGGAGCAGCCACGGGTGGCCGTTTTTTCGTTCGCATAGATTCACGGTGAGGGAGGTTTCGCAATAGTGGCCGTAGGCGAAGCCTTGGGACCATGCGAGCGTGGCGCGGCGGGCGCTGGCATACTCCATGTCGAATCGGGCGAGCATGCCGACGCAGTGGCCGGTGGAGCCGTCGAGCGTTCTGGCGCGTTCGCTGCCGACTCGATGGAGGTGGGCGAGGACGCAGTTGCCGTATGTTTCGGCGTGGTCGCGGATGGCTTGGACATTGAACATGTAGCCATGCAGGAATTTTGTTCCGCCGAGTTGGGCGTAGCTTCTGATGTGGTAGGGATAAACTCTTGCCTTGAGCTTCTTGGCAGCGTCTTCGATGGCTTGGATGGTGAGCGTGGCGGCGTGAGCGGCGAGCGCGTTTGGCGAGGCGGCGAGCTTGTAGAGGCGGGCTTCGTGGTTGCCGAATAGGATGTGCTGCGGGCGGAGTTCGTGGAGGAAATCAATCCCGGCGCTCAGGTCGTCGCTCACGCTGGCGGCGCGGTCGGAGGAGTTCGGATCGTTGACGGCTCCAGTGCGGAATGCGGCGAGGTCAAGGAAATCGCCGAGGTGAAATGTGGTGTCGGGCTTCCAGCGGTCTTTGAATGTAAGCACCGCCTTGCGGGCTTCGGGGTCGATCTGGTCGCCGTGGCTGCATCCCACGGCCATCCACTTTTTCCATTTTCGGATTGGTGTCATGGGAGATCGGGAATCTCGTTGTCTTTTCGGAGTTCCCAAATGAAGGAACGGATTTTTTCGAGCGTGTCGGGGCAGGCTTTGCATTCGCGGCCTTCTTCGTCGCGCCATGACTGAAATTCGCCGCCGCCGTATTTAAGGAACGAGCGGATTTCTTGCAGCAGGTCGTCGATTATTAAAATCGTGTCCATGCCTTTGACCGCGCAGATGTGCTCGGTGCGTTCTTCGGGCAGGGTGAATTCGAGAGTGGCTTTCACGCTTCTTCCTCCTCCTCGTCTTCTTCTTCCTCGTCCTCTTCGAATGGCCAGAGGAGGTCTTCGGCTTCGCGGGCGAGGGATTTCGCGGCGTAGTCGTTGCCGAACTTGAAATCCATGTTGTAGGTGGTGCCTTCGTCTTCCCAACTCACGACGCAGATGCCATGCGCGAAATGCTCGGCTAGCAGTGCGCGGGCTTGGAGCATGACGGCCTCGCGGTCTTTGGGCGGGGCGGGTTTCTTTGCCATATTAAAGCACCCGATTGAGGGCGGCGAGCAGGGCGGCGTGCGCGGCGGGGGAGCAGTCGTCTTTGCGACCGGGCGCGATGTCGGCGTGGCGCAGGATGTTGGCGAGCGGAATGTGGTGCTCGCGGAGGATGGGGAGGAGATATTCGACGGCGGAGAGGAGGGCATCTTCGCTGAGGGGCGTGGTGTAGGTGTCGCCTTCCCAGGCTAGGCCGATGGAGAAGCTGTTGGCGTCTTTGCGGCCTTGCCACGACGAAACCCCGGCGTGCCAGGTGCGTTGAGTTGGGAGAGCGAGGGCGGTGCGTTTGCCGTTGCGGGCGATGATGCAGTGGTAGCTGACTTTGCTGACGGGGTCACAGCACCACGAGACGCTGCCCGCGTAGGCTCCGGAGGTGTGGTGCAGGATGATGTGGGTGGGCTTGATGACGCGGCCCGCTGAGATGTTGGGGGTCCGCTTGTTGGTTTGCTGGTAAAACTTTGGCTCGGGCTTGAGGGTGCCGGAGGTTTTGGCGGGCTTTGATGTTGGCTTCGCGGGCTTCGGCTCAGGCGCGGGCGCGGGGGATTGCGCCGGGCGTGGCAGCATGAAGAAGCGGGCGAGGAGCGAAATCATTTGTCCTTGAGAGCCGGAAGGGTTTTTTGGAACTCGCCGAGGGCGTTCCAGAGGTCGCGATTCGCGGCTTCGCTGTCGGTCAGGCGTGGGTCGAAGCGGACCGTGGCGCGGATGTGGAGCGTGCCAGCCTCGCCGATGCGGTCGCCGAATGGAGGCATCGGGACGGCCACGCAGGAGGTGAGAAAACTAATTGCCAGAAAGATCCAGCCGAGCATCACCATGGTCGCCGCGACTCGCGGAGGGTTCATTTTTCTTTTCGCAGGAGGTTGATCAATCCCACGAGGCCGAGACCGGCTGCCACGATTTGGTTCTGAAGCTCGGGTTCAAGACGCAGGCCCAGCGCCGTGGCCATCAAAATTGCACCCCTCCAGGAAGACGACTCAGCCGCTCTGTCGAGAATGTAGAAGATTGCTTTCATCGTCTTTGCGGAGGTGTCAAAGGCTCAGGGCTTTTCCAGTTTCCGCTCGACGCGCTCGATGACGGCCTTGGCGCTGGCGATGACGGAGAGCATTTCTTGGTTAGCGGTTTTGAGGTGAGCCACAAACTCGGCTGTCTGCGTGTCCATGCGGTCTTGCAGCGAGTCCAAGCGGCCTGTGAAATAGCGGAACAAGACGCCGATGGCTGCAAGTCCGATGATGAGGAGCGCCACGAAGAGCCAGCGGTCGCTTTGACCGCTGGCGTGAGTCGTGAGGGAGAGGAGTTCCTCAGTCATCTTAGCTGTTCGCCTGGGCGATGAGGTTGCCGACGATTGCCGTGGTGGCCACATTTGCGAGGCGCTCGGTGTTGAGCGCATCGGTCTTCGCTTTGATCGCGGCGACATCGCTGTTGGCTGGCGCGGTGTAGGCGCTGCCTGCGAGGCGGCTGCTCACGGCTTGGTCGACTCGGGCCAACTCGGTGGCGAGCTCGGAGCGGACTGCCGTGGCCACGGTGGCGGCGCTTGGGGCTGTCGCACCGCTGACCGGGGCGTCGAGGCGAGCAAGTTCGGTGGCGAGTTCCACGCGCACCTCGTCGGCGATGGCGGCTGCGGTTGGGACGGTCGGCGCATTAGTGAGGGTCGTGACGGTCGCCAAGGTGCCGGATGGCGCGAGGCGTGAGCTGATGGCGGCATCGATCCGCCCGAGTTCAACAGAAAGCTCGGTGCGGACTTGGCTGGCGATTTCGGCTTCGGTCGGGACATCGGGCGAGTTGGTGAGGGTATCGACCACGCCTCCGGTGATTTCGCGGGAGGCAGCAGACCAGACGGCGCTGGCGATTTCACCCTCGGTGGGCACATCGGGCGCGTTGGTGAGAGTTGTGACCGTGGCAAGCGTGCCGTTGGGCGCGAGCCTGCTTGAAACGGTTGCATCGAGGTTGTCCAGAGCGCCAGCGCGGGCGGTGGTAAGTCCCTGCGCGGTGAGAGCGGATTGAACATTGGCGGTAGTAAGGATTGCTGTGCCAAAGCCTGCATCTACGGGGACTCCCAGACTAACCGACCCTGCGGCTGGGACTGCGCATGAGCCGGTCAAAGCGCCCGATGCGTAGCTGACTCCGCTGCGGACATTGCTGGCGGCTGGCATGGCGGAGTTCTGCGTGGCGTCGATGAGTGTCTTTGCGCCTGCGGTGTCGCAGTAGTTGAAGACGGCGACATTGGTGTTGGCTTTTTTGAGCCGGATGCCTGCGCCGCTGGTGGGCGATTGGCCGAATGTGCCGTATTCGAGTTCTTCAATTTCAATAATTCCGGTTCCTGAATTGGAAATTGCTACCCTCGAGGTAAGACCGCTTGAATTACTGGGGCCGAAATTGTTGCCAACGGCCCTTTTTGCCGAAATTGTCCCCGTGCTGGTATTAAATACACCGACCGCATTCGGCCCAGCAATTACAGGCCCGATTATTGTAATTGTATTATTTGCTCCGTTGGTTATGGTGGGAGCAGTTCCTACATTTCCGCCGCTTACAATACCTGTCACAACAACAGGAACAGGACCAACTAATTCTAAAGATCTTCCAGTTACATTTCCTGTTATGTTTACAGATCCGCCGCCTGCTGTATTTTGATGATAAATTGCAGGCAGTGTTGATCCGCTTGCGCCAATTACATTTCCTGTTATGTTTAATGTAGGTGATGTTGTTGAGGATATTGTAACAGTCCCAGATTGGCTTGCATTGATTCCAGTGATATCGCCAACAATGTTAAATGTCCCAGACGACTGGATAAAAAATACCGTTAGAAATGATCCAGAGGTGCTTGGTGTTATTGATCCAACAATGTTTGCGCTCATAGTGCCGATTGCATTTAATACTCCAATGGTGCCTGACCCAATTCCAATTACATTTGCAGTAAGTGTTACGCTATTTGTTATTGCAAAATTTCCACCGTTTGCTGCTCCTCCAAATGTATCGTTTCGTATCTGACCAGAGCCTAAATTTACACTGGCGTTAATGTTGATTGCGAATCCGTTTGCCATGAGCACATCGCCTGCGGCGAATGTGACGGCGGCGGCTGTGCCGCTTGGTGTGGTAGCCCAGACATCGGCGGCGTTTATGTTCCCGGCTTTGCGGGCAAAATAGGTTGCCATAATTAAAGTCCTTTCGCGGTGATGTAGGCTTGGAGGGCGGCTTGGATCGCGCCAACCGCTTGCTGTGTGGGTTCGTCGCTGCCTGCCAGTGATCCGAGCGCTATGCCGATGGCGGCTTCGTCTGCGGTGATGACCTCGCCCGCCTCAATGGCAGTGGGCACAAGTCGCATGGCAACATTTGCGTCTGAAGAACCATCGCCCAGGTATCGTCCTGTGATGGCCAAATTGAGCGAGAGTTTTGGGTATTGGATTCCGTTGATTTCGATTGGGTTGGTAGCGATCATGGTGTTTGGATTTTTTGGGTTTAAGAAAAATTGAGATTGGTTTTGTTCGACCACGCTCCGGTGGCGCTGGATTCTTGGGTGGTTGTTCCTGCTGAGTTGAAAATGGTTCGGGAGATTTCCCAGTTGGCGCTGTCGTAGACGCTGCCGGAGCTTGGGAAGTCGGCGTAGAGGAGGAAACCGAGGAAGGTGGTGGTGCCGTCGCTCGAAAGGTCGAATGCCCACACGCGATCGGGGGCGTCTTTGGTTCCGGCCAGCTTGTAGACTTCGCCGGTGGAGGGGTGCTTGGCGTAGATGCGGCGGTCGGTGTGGTTCACCGAGATGGCACCGGGGGCGAGTTGGTCGGCGGTTGGGATTTTGCCCGCGACCGTCGAGAGTTTGGGAACTATTTGTGTGTTTGCCATGTGGCGGTTTTTGTTTTGCGAGTTTGGGAACCCCCGCGTGGCGAGGCGCTATTTGAGCGCCCCGCCGGGGTTGGTGGGCTGGTTAGTAGGTTCCGCCGTCGATCGTGGACTCGAGAGCGCTGATGCGGGTCTCGTGGTCGGCCACATCGGCCTCTACGGCGTCGAGGCGGCTGTCCGCGCTGGCGTTTTCGAGGGTGGTGATGCGGTTGCTGAGGCTGGTGTCCGCTGTGGAACGAGTGGAAGCCTCGGCATCCAGATTGGTCTGGACTGCGGCGATGTCGGACTCGAGGCCGGACACATCCGAAGCGCGGGCAGCGGCTTCGGCGGAGACTGCGGCGATGCGCGCGGACTCTTCAGTAACGATATCGGCCTCGGCTGCGGTGACTCTTGTGGTCAGCGAGGAGAGGTCGCTCGAGACGCCATTGATCGAGGTCTGGAGGCCGGAGTCGCCAGCGATGCGGGCGGTCTCTTCGGCGGCGATGTCGTCGTTGATCGAGGAGATTGCGGAGGCCAGGGCGTTGTCGTTCGTGAGATCGACCGAATTGATCAAGCTGACGATTTCCGCGAAGCTGTCTTTGTCGGCATCAGCGGCGGAGAGGATCGCGTCGATGCGGCCTTTCTCTGTCGAGATTTTGCCGTCGAGAACGAGGTCGGCTGCTTCGCGAGCGGATTGCTCGGAGCTGATCGCGGATTGGCGGGCGGAGGTCTCCGCGGCGATGTCGTCGGCGAGGTCGCTTTCGGCACCTTGGGCGCGGGTGATTTCCGCATTGAGGTTCGAGGTGAGTGTCGCGTCCGCTGCGCTGCGCAGGTCGGCTTCGGCTTGGACCGCGTCGTTGACGAAGGTCTTTGTTGCGAATGTGTGGCTGCCGCCGATTGCGACTGGGCCGTTTGCTGTTCCTACAAAAAGTGAGGAATTTTGAAGGTCCATTGCCAACTCGCCAGTCTGAAGACTGATCGGAGCGCCGGAACCGCGTTTGATTTTAAGGATGGGATTTGCCATGGCTAATTAGGTGGTGTGGTGGTTTTGGTTGGGCTGTTCGTGGGTGGGTGATTGTCAAAAAATGCCCGCGTCGATCACGGGGATCATGAGTGCGTAGGCGCTCGCGGTGGTGCTCCAGCGGTAGGGCATGCCTTCGTCGAGGGCCATGTAGAGGCGGTCGGGTTTTCCGATGCTCGGGAAGCTCGAGCGGCTCGGGTATTCGACGATGACGGCGGGGAGCGTGAGTTCGAACGAAGAGAGATCGAGCGTCTGCGTGATGTTGCTCTCGGTGATTGTCGTCATGTGTAGGAGAGCGTTGTGCGGTTAGCCCACGAGCCGACGGCGGTGGCGGTGGCGAGGATTTGGCCTGCGGCGTTGAGGGTGCTGCGGCGGATGGTCCAGGTGGTGGCGGTCTCGGGCAGGGCTGGCGCGGCGGGGCGGTTGGCGTTGAGGAGGCGTCCGCTGTAGGTGGTGAGGCCGTTGGCGGATTGGTCGAAGGCGAAGAGGTAGAGGGTCGGATCGATGGGGCGCTGGACGGTGCGCAGGCCGAGGGCGGTGCAGGAGATTTGCATTCCGGCGCTCGGGGCGGTGTCGAAGGTGATCGTGCCGGTGGCTTCGGAGACGAGGTAGTCGGTGCCGGGGGTTTGGGTCACGCCGTTGAGCGCGACGAGCACATGCTCGGGGTCGGAGCTGACGAGGCCGTCGATTGGGAAGGTGGTGGCAACGCCGGTGCCGACGCGGACCGTTGTGTTGATCGAGAGGCCGGGGGCGGCGGCGATGATGAAATCCGACAGGCCGATGATGTTTGTGGCTTCGAGGGGGATGATTTTCTCGACGAAATCGGCATTGGTGATGCCGTCGCGGAACCAGTATTCCACCACGGCGCTGCCGCTCTCGATGCCGATCGTGAGGCCTTTGTAACGGAGGGCGCTGGTGATGTCGGCGAGGGCAGCGGCGGTGCTGGCGTAGGGGCCATATTTTGCATCGATGGGCTTGGCGGCTCC